TAGAAGACGATATGATTAAACGTCGATTTCTTGATCCAGACGAAGATCAAGTCATTTTTGTACAATCTAGTCATACATGTGTAGAGGTAATTTCGTGCCAGTAGAAATTAATGTTCCCGTAGAGGAACTCAGAAAAAAGAAACTTTTCGTTGCAACACCAATGTACGGTGGTCAATGTGCTGGTATGTACACCAGATCAATCGCAGATCTTTCTGCACTATGTACACATTATGGAATTGAAGTCAGATTCTTCTTTCTATTTAATGAAAGTCTTATTACACGAGCACGAAATTATTGTGCAGATGAATTTGTAAGATCGGATTTCACTCATATGATGTTCATCGACGCTGATATTGGATTTAATCCACATGATGTGATCGCACTCTTAGCTCTTCAGAGCTCAAATGATGATGACGAGTATGATATTATTTCAGGACCATATCCTAAGAAATGCATTTCATGGGAAAAGATTAAGCTCGCAGTAGATAAAGGTGTAGCAGACGAAGACCCTAACGTACTAGAAAAATATGTTGGTGATTATGTCTTTAATCCAGCTGAAGGCAAGAATGAAATTTCTATCTCTGAACCAGTAGAAGTTCTTGAAACTGGTACGGGATTTATGATGATAAGAAAACCAACCTTCGCGAAATTCGCTGATAAATATACACAACAGCTGTATAAACCCGATCATGTCCGCACTGAACATTTTGATGGTTCAAGAGAAATCATGGCTTATTTCGACACACCAATTGATCCTACATCCAAAAGATATCTATCAGAAGACTATATGTTTTGCCAGTGGTCCAGAAACATTGGAATGAAAGTTTGGTTGTGTCCTTGGATGAATTTACAACATGTCGGTATGTATATTTTTGGGGGTAGCTTAGCCGATCTAGCGTCTATTGGAGCTACAGCAACAGTGTCATTAGATCAAATTAAAAACAAGAAGAAAAAGTGAGTTATATAATGAAATTCGATTCTAAAACAATACAAATTCTAAAGAATTTTTCCTCGATTAATCATGGTATTATGTTCCAACCGGGCAATACCCTGTCAACAATTTCTGCTACAAAGACTATTTTAGCTAAAGCTACTATAGAGCAGAATATTCCATCACCATTCGCAATTTATGATCTTTCTAGATTCCTCGCTACACTATCACTATTTGATAATCCCGAGGTAGAAATTCAAGATGCATGTTTAGCTCTTAAAGAAGGTAAGCGCAGCATTAAATACACTTTCGCAGATCAAAATACTATTGTTGTACCGCCACAGAAAGATTTGAAGTTTCCAGCTCCAGAAGTTGAATTTAAGCTTGAAGCTAACGTCTTGAGTGAATTGCTTAAAGCTCTAGCAGTTCTTGCACTTCCAGAAATCGCAGTAGTTGGTGATGGTGAACATATCACGCTTGATGCTATCGATAGTAAAAATCCAAGTGCTGACAGATATAGTGTTGCAGTTGGAACTACTACAGAAAAATTCAATATGATTACCAAAGCAGAACATCTTAAACTGTTTCCTGGCGATTATGATGTAGAAATATCTTCGAAGGGTGCTTCCATGTTTAAGGGCGCGGACGTAGAATATTTTATTGCAGTTGAAAGTAATTCTAGCTATGGCTGATATAAATATTATTAAGCTGAAGCGTAAAGCTGTAGCATATGCCAAACTTCAAAAACAATTGTCAGCAATGGAACATGAAGTTAAAGAAGAAATGCAGAATTATTACTATGGCATAGGTTGTCTTATGTTACCGAGATTCGAAAGAGTTATTGAACAATTTAAATAGGTGATATTATATGATTATGAACGAAAATCCACTATGGGTGGAAAAATACAGACCAAAGACTATCGAAGATACTATTCTTCCTAGTGATCTCAAGAAAACATTTCAGACATTTGTTGATCAAAAACAAATTCCTAATTTAATTCTAGCTGGCTCTTCTGGTGTTGGTAAAACAACAGTAGCAAAAGCCATGCTAGAAGAACTTTCTTGTGATTATATTGTGATCAATGGGTCGATGAAGGGCAATATTGATACTCTGAGAAATGACATTCAACAATTCGCTAGTTCAGTATCTCTATCTGGTGGACGAAAGTATGTTATCCTCGATGAGGCCGATTATCTAAATTGTCTAGAAGAAAATGAAATGGTAAGACTTTTTGATGGATCTGCAATTAAGTTGAAAGATATGAAAGCCGATACTGAATATAATGTGGTTTCTTTTAATGTGCACACATTAGAGTTTGAATCTGACATAGCTACCGTTCTAAACCGAACAGAAAAAGAAACTTTCAAAGTCACGTTAGATGACGGAAGCTGTATCGAAGTGACAGCCGATCATCCGTTTATAGTTAAAGATTGTGATGGTATCATATCCGAAAGGTCTATTAATGACGGGTTAACTGGATATGAAATTGTATTGAAGTAATGAGCTTGGAATTCATGTTTATATAAATAAAGTGTAGGTCGCGGAGTGCAATCTCACCTACTCTAGAAATATAACCGGAGTTCCAGCATGAATATTTATAAACCATATACGTATTTAATAGGATGGGCTAAACTCGACAAATATTATTATGGTGCTAGATATGCTAAAAACTGTCATCCTACTGATTTGTGGAATCCATATAAAACATCTTCTCCTATAGTAAAGGAATTCGTAAGAATGTATGGACCCCCAGACATCATATCAATTAGAAAAACCTTCTGTGATGCTTATAGTGCTATCGATTGGGAACATAAAGTATTAACCAGACTTAAAGTTGGGGCAGGCAATCCTAAATTTTTAAACGCGCATAATGCTAAAGGATTTATGCCCTATACTAGTGAAAATAATCCAATGTGCTTTCCTGCGGTAAAGATGAAAATGATTAAAACTAAAAGGGTTAAGGGTCTAATACTTTTATTAAAGAATAAAAATACATTTGTTCCGAGTAAAAACAAGGTTTTAAACCAACGATTAAAAAATTATTTACAAATAATAGAAGATAGACCTCGTCCTTATAAGATCATAAAACAAGTTTTAGAAAAAATGTTAAATGATTGTGATAATTTTAAAAAAAGAAGTTATCCACAAGAAAGAAAGAGTAGTCCCCGCGGCAAGATGCCTAACATTGGTATAGCCAAACTTTGTACAAAGTGGTATCATGATCCAGTCGATCTAAAAACCAGACCATTTATACCAGGCTCCGAACCTCAAGGTTGGGTATTAGGTATGATAAAATTGACACCGAATAATAATACAGATTCATCTAAAAAGAAACTATCTATATCGATGAAGCAATATCGTGCCAGCGAATCTGATGAAAAAAAACAACAAAGGATGACAAAATATCATGAAACAATTGAAAAGCGCAAAAGTGTTAAGTATTGAATCGACGGGAATTAAAAGCGTAGTCGATCTTACTGTTTACAAAAACCACACCTTTGTTACTGGCAATAACATTGTAGTACACAATTGCAACTCTACACAACCAGCTCTTCGTAATTTCATGGAAGAGTTTTCAAAGAATTGTGGATTTATTCTAACTTGCAATTATAAGAATAGAATTATAGCTCCGCTTCAGTCTAGATGTTCTATGATAGATTTCAAAATAAACAAGACAGATATTGCACAATTATCTATGCAATTTATGAAACGTGTTTGTGACATATTAGATATCGAGAAAGTTACATATGAAAAGGCTGTAGTAGCTGAAGTTATTAAGAAACATTATCCAGATTGGAGACGTGTTCTAAATGATGTACAGAGATACGCTGCCACTGGTGCTATTGATAGTGGAATTCTTGTTAATTTTCAAGAAGCATCACTCAAACAACTCATAACACACATGAAAGCTAAGAATTTCACTGAAGTTCGTAAATGGGCTGGTGAAAATGTAGATAATGATGCTGATGTTATATTTAGAAAAATATATGATCAGGCAGCGGAATTATTGGTACCTTCAGCTGTTCCAGCGGTAGTTTTGACTATTGGGAAGTATCAGTATCAACATGCATTTGCTGCAGACTCAGAAATCAATCTAGTGTGTTGTCTGCTTGAGATCATGATTGATTCTGAGTGGAGAACATGAGCCACTTTATAGTACGAAATGACCAAGGTGATTACATGTATCACCGAAGAAATACTGGCCACATGTATGAAGATCGCACCGCATGGGGTGACAACATCTGTGAAGCTAGAGTTTTTACTAAAAAGAGCGCTGCCACAAATTCTGCAAATCAAGCCACACTTCAACCATATGATAAAAAGCCAAAATTCACTTATGATATAATTAAGGTAGTTTTAATAGAGATAACAGATGAACTGTGAATGTTGTGACAATCCTCTTAAGGACGGTGAAGAAGCTATTTTGAAACTTGGCACTGCGGATGGTCCAGTTAAAATGAAAATATGCGCAGATTGTGAGAGATTCTTAGAAACGGCAATAAGTGCGATGAAGGATATTGACATTGATAATGATAAATTCTCCGAATAGTATTGATGCGGAACATCATGATTATACGGTCTTCTTAAGTGGTTCTCTATCAATAAACGATACGAGTATCTATTGGAGAAGAAAGCTAATAGCATGTCTTGGTCCTATAGATCACGATGTAGCATTTTTAAATCCTCATAGAGACGATTTGATTGAAGATCCAACTTGTCAATACTATATTGAACATATAGAGTGGGTAATGAAATGTCTCAACACAGCTGACCAGATGGTATTTTATTTTGATCCTAAAGTTGAAACTCCCGTTTCGATGATGGAACTTGGTGCGATTGCAAGCAATAGAAATGTGATCATATGTTGTCCAGATAAGTTCTGGAAAAAGACTATAGTGAATGTCATATGTAACGAATTTGATGTTCCCATATTTAAAACTATAGAAGAAACTGCAGGATTTTTAAAGAAAAGAATATTAGAGGATATTGAATCATGACAGCAAAATTAGTTTTAGCACAACGTGCAAGTTATCTGTAATAAATATGATATGACCTTGGTTAATACTAAGGAAGAATTCTATGATGAAATAAGAAAGTACATTAATGATGAATATGTGGGACCTTCTGAATAGTATTAATCAGAACAAGAAAGATCTTTCTAAAGAAGAAGAATTCGAAAAACAATACAACAACTTTATGATCAATCGCGGTCTGAGTTACTTCCCAGACACGATAATGTATTCTAATGAATTGAATCTACTCCCAGACTTAGATAAAGACTTACAATATCGATATCTAATAAATATTATTAGACCACGAAAGAGGTTTAGTAAATGGGCGAAGAAAAAAGATGACAGTGATTTGCAGTTAGTTATGGAATATTTTGACTATAATATTGAGAAAGCAAAATCGGCATTATCTATACTTTCACCATCTGATATGAAAAAAATAAAAGAAAAATTGAACAAGGGTGGATAACATGACAAACGATATTTTCAATGGTAAGGGTATAGAAATTCTTATCGAAGAAGATGATGACTTTCTTAAAATAAGAGAAACACTTACACGCATAGGTGTAGCATCAAGAAAAGATAAAATTCTCTATCAATCGTGCCATATTTTACATAAGCAAGGTAGATATGCCATTATACATTTTAAAGAGTTATTTGAGCTTGATGGAAAGACATCGAACTTTTCAGAAGAAGATCGTGGACGTAGAAATACGATTAGCAAATTGCTTGAGGATTGGGGTCTTATTACGATCGTAAATGTAGAGCAATCAGAAGCTCCTATCGCGCCATTGAGTCAAATTAAAATTCTTCCATATAAAGAAAAAGTAGACTGGGAATTGGTGACCAAATATAATATTGGTTCTCGCAAAAATTAAGTTGACATTATCTCCTCAGTGGTATATAAAGTATCATTGAGGAGAATTGTTATGAAATTTGTTGTAATAGAATTGAATGTTTATTCTAGTCCAGAAGAAGGTGAGAACCCCGGAACAATAGAAGCCGTTCATGGTCCGTTTGATGCAAAGACCGCTCAGGTCATATGCACAAAATTTAAAAAAGATAAAAAGTTTGCTACGAACTATTCTATTCATCCATTAATTTGTTGACACCACTTTAAGTTTAGTATATAAGAAATATATCAAAACAACAAAGGAACTTATTATGTACAAATCAATTGATAAGAAAACCGCAAATAAGATCATCAATGAAGTTGAAGCTGTGATGAAGAAATATGGTGCTGAAGTTGGATTGACCTTACTTCCTAGTCGCGCCAAATATTCAGATACCGACATTGGGTTTAATTTTACCCTCAAGATCGATGGCGCGAAATCATTCGATGATTTGAAGAAAGAACGCGCGCTCAAACAAGTCGCTGCAATGTACAATCTAACAACCGAACCAAAAGGCGGATTTCAACTTGTTGGTTATAATAGCCGCAAGCACAAATACCCCTTCATATATCAGAATCTTTCTAATGGCAAGCGGTTTATCACTTGCGATGAACGTGCAACATTGATGTTTGGTAATGCAGCTTAAGGATGTTTCTTCATGGAAATCAAATCATATGACTTGCCAACGCGGTCCGATGGGGCATATGCTATAGAAACTAAATATTGCGAGCTTCTAACTCGTCAAAGGGCTGGTGAAAACCTTGCAGAAGAACAGAAGGATTGGATGGACTCGGCTAACAGTTGGCTATCGATATTGTAAGGAATTTGATATGATTGAGTATAAAGTTATAGTACATGTTAATGGTGATAAGTATTGGTACCTTGATGGTAAGCTCCATCGTGAAGATGGTCCCGCAGTTGAATATGCTAATGGCAACAAGTATTGGCTTCTTAATGGTAAGCAACATCGTGAAGCGGGACCAGCAATCGAATATGCCAATGGTTATAAGTATTGGTATCTTAATGGTGTAGAAGTTACTGAAGACAAAGTCATGAATCCTGGCAAAGAACTTACAGTTGCTGAAATTAGTAAGCTTCTAGGTTATGAAGTAAAAATCATCAAGGGTTAACATTATGACAGAAAAGAATAGAAATATTAGCATAGGTGTTGGAGCGCTTCTTGCCATCAGTGGTCTTTTGGTATTCCTATCAATGCGCGCAATTCGATTACAGCTTGATGCGGTGTACGATGAAATTGATTGGGATTATATCCCACCGAAATCGTGAAACCGCTTATTCATGCGAAGATTTCAGTCAAAAAGTACGGTGGTCATGTTGATGATTATCTTCCTATTCACAATTTCATTGACTCTAGTAAGTCAGCCATGCCTGATGTAAGACATCGAGCTATTTTACATAGTTCATTTGGATGTTATTTAGCAGAAGAAGTTTATGGTACATACATCACAAATGCTGATGGTAAGATGATTTCGACTAGAGACATAGTTGAAGAACATATCATACAAGATTTGGGATTTATACCAACAGTCGAAAAATGGCTAGGAACCATGCCCATAGAAAAATGGATGTCTGGTTCATTCAAACGTACAAGAATAAACTATGATCCAGATTAGGAAATGATTATGAATGACAGTATCGAAGATCAAATTGAAATGCTTAAGGTAATTAAAGAAAATTATCAAAAGCAATCTCAGGAACTTTTGAAAAAGACCATTAATGAATATATGGCTCGACATCCACAGTTGGCCTGTATCGTGTGGACTCAATACACCCCATACTCTAATGATGGTGAAGAATGTACTTTCCGGATTGGTGGGCCAGAATATTATAATCTTATCGATGGTGTAGAATTTGATCTTGATTCAGAAGATGTTGCTTCTTTTTCTTATGGTGAAGATGGTGAAACATGTGAGAATATTGGATATAAACATCCAGATAATGAAAAACATAAACCATTTACACGAATGATACATGATAATTCTGAAATTCTACAACACATTTTTGATAATCATGTTATTGTTACTATAACAAGAGACGAAATCGTCGACGACGAATATGAGCACGAATGATGTGGTCATTTAAAAAGAAAAATATGTTTCATGGACACGATCTCAATAAGTGGAATTATCTTGGATCGTCTGAAATAAACTTTACAGATAATGATGGTATTATTACTAGACAATCTTACATTTATTATTTTGTTCATAATAAGACAGACAAAAGGTCATATCATTGCTCAAACAAATATATGAAGATGCATCAGTTTATTAGTCATTACAGTGAATTGTGGAAAATTGGTGAGACTAGTTTATTTGAAATAATTCTAGATAAGCCATCGTCATATTGTATCAAACTCGCCGCAGACGCCGGATATAAATTTGATTATGGTAATACTTGTTGGATAAGATTTCTTGCTCCGACAAAAACTACTGATAATGTAATAAAAGTGGATTTCAAATGAGTAAACAATTATCAACTGAATGGCATAAAATGTGTCATGATATTTTACAGTTACATGTTAATGGCCAACCAGAAGTTGGTTGGCAAAAACTATTTGATGGAAATCCATTCGCTTCATCGTTCAAAGTGAAGCTGCGATATGAAGATAAAATCTATAAACTACCTTACAGATTACGTATTGATAGAAAAGAAGAAACCGTAGAAGTCTTTGTCCCACTAACAAAAGAACAAGATGAGCTTAATCGATTGATACGTGCAAATAGATATAAAAATCATGATTATGATTTTCCATTGCATAAATACGATGCAAATAAATTTAATCTAACATACGATCAAATAGTTAATGATGTAGAATTTGCTTTAGTAAATATTGGAAATTTCAACAAATATATCGACGATTTTAAAGTTGGTTGCTTTGCAAAATTTAGTGGACAACGAGATAAAAAATCTTGGCGAAAGATTTTATCTATTGATTGGCAATTTCAAACAGCCCATGGTCATAAATATTCAGCTCCAGTTGATGATGTAAAATTTGATGAGAGACATTCATCGGTCAATAGTATTTCAACTCTAATAGAGGTTCATACAAATGACTAATAAGCCAATAGTTTATATTGATATGGATGGAGTTTTAGCTGATCTTGATGGTGGTGTCTTTGATTGTTTTGGTGAATATCCAAGTGAAATGTCTGCAGAATCAAGTAAACATTTTTATAGAGAAATCTTACCAGCGTACACCAAGCTTAACATGTTTGAGTTACAGCCAACATTGAAAGAATCTCAAATATTAGTGTTAGCATTGAATATGCTTAAGAAGGAAGGTAAAGTAAATTTAGCAATATGTACGAGTACTGGACATTTTTACAGACCTTTATCTGAAGTTAGACATCAAAAAAGCAAATTTATAGAACAACACTTCACATCATTAAAAGATATTCCATTCATAACAACATCATCTGGTATTGAAAAATCTTTCATGGCACACAAAAGAGCATTTTTGATAGATGATCATCACAAAAACATAACCAGATTTATTGAAGCTGGTGGTTCTGGCTATATCTATGATGCTGATGATGCAAAATGTGTAACTAAAACGATTAATGCAATAAATTTGTGGTTAGATCGAATATCACTGTATAAATAGAAACACAAGGATTGAACCTAAGGGTTCTTTAGCATTTAAAACCCATAATGCTTTAATATTGGTAAAACATAAACAACTATAGGAATAATATATGAATAAGTTAATTTCTCTAATGGCTGCCGCATTACTTTTTGCAGTACCATCAATTGCATCTGCAAATGAATTTTCTGGTTTTAGAATTGGTGTAACTGCCGGTCTTGATGACGTAACAGTTGCTCCAGATCGTACCGATGTTACATACGGAGCTGAAGTTGGATATGACGTTAACATTAATGATACTCCAGTTTATCTAGGTGTTGAAGCAACACTTGATAATGTGTTTGATAGACGTGATGTAGGTGCATCTGCACGCCTTGGTGTACAGGTTGCTAGCGATACATTGCTCTATGGTAAAGTTGGATATGCTAACTATAAAGACGTTTTCTCTCGTGAACTTGATGGTCTCCGCGTCGGTGGTGGTGCTGAACTTCATCTATCCGAAAATGTCTACGGGAAAGTAGAATATCGTTATACCGACTTTCAAGCTGGTGTTGGAAAGCACGGCGGGTTGATTGGTCTTGGTTATCGCTTTTAATTAAGCGTTAAGTTCCTGAGCATGAATTTAAACTGCTTAACTTCACCTTGGTTAACCTTAACCCGCCCTGTGCGGGTTATTTTTTGTTGACATTCTTTTCGAAATAGTATATAAGAATATATCAAGTCAATAAAGGATTAGGATTATGATCGAATATAAAGTAGAAGTCCATGAGAATGGCGACAAGCATTGGTACCTTAATGGTAAGAGACATCGTGAAGATGGACCAGCTATCGAATATGCTGATTTGGACAAACATTGGTACCTTAATGGTAAGAAGCATCGTGAAGATGGACCAGCAATCGAACTTGCTAGTGGTACAAGGCTATGGTTCCTTAATGGTGTATTAGTTAATGAAGATAAAGTCATGAATCCTGGCAAGGAACTTACGGTTGCTGAAGTATCAAAGCTTCTAGGTTATGAAGTGAAAATAGTTAAGGGTTAACATTCTTTTCGAAATAGTATATAAGA